TTTTTTTTTTCAAGCAGAAGACGGCATACGAGATCATGCCTAGTCTCGTGGGCTCGGAGATGTGTATAAGAGACAGGTCTTCATTCTTGGAAGCGAATAGGTACTGTAGAACATATGCACCTAAGGCATAGTAAACATCCCTAGCCTCCATGTCCATTGTCTTACGGTCTGTGTTAACTCTCATTGATTGTCCTCCTTCTTATTTTATTTACTGGCAGGGCTGGTGTACTGAGCATGACCTCTAATTGACTAAGAGGGAGTTGAACCCTCGCTTTCGTAATCCTACGCTTAGTCCAGTCTCAACACCATTTAACTTTGCTACTGCACCCTGCCAGTTGCCTTTGCCTAACTGCTAGGACTAGTAACCTAGCACCCACCGCTGTCCAATCTGCAGAACCGAAACCCTCAGCAAAGGCTTTAAACATTATTTTAGCATCTTCCCTGCTGGATTCTCATGCCGAGGAACCCAAGCAAACCTGACATCTACATTCTGAATCTGCTGCCATACCTGCTGAGCTAGCTTCCTAAGCATATCATTACCTATATGGTACTCTCGATATAGCTGCTTAACCACTACCTCATTATCCGAGCACACCATTACAGGCGGAGGTAGTGGCCTAACTGTTTGGTCTGCTGGTGAGGCTACATTATCAAACTTAACTTCACCAGTTTCTCTCATTCGCCCTACATCCAGGTCGCCATACCTAGGGTCTAGCTCCTTATTCCACTTAAGGTAGTACTCATTAAGTCCATACATTATGGCTAGGTACTCTGCTTCCATAGCAGTATGACCTGGTGGAAGTTGCTGGTAGCCACTGCCTCCATTCTCAAGTACATAGGCTACCATCTTAGGATTGCCGTCAACAAATAGCTTTGGCATAAATCACCAGTCCTATTATTATCAGTCCTAAGATTGCTATTGCTATTGTTATTGGCTTGTTACCATACTTATCCATTACTCTCCTCTCATCAACCTCTGCAGATTGATAATGCCTTCATAGCTAGCAGGTATCTCCAGCCCGACTGCATCTAATCCCATACCTTCTAGTCCGCACTTGGTAATCTTGGCAGTTGGATGCTTTGTTTTCTTACCAGCTTCTACTGTCTCCTTTACACTCAACCACATCACCATGTCTGATAACTTGACCGTCTCCTTGAACCCATCCATTATCTTAGCACCAGTCTTGCCTTCTACCATATTACCCTTAGCATCTGGCACTACTCCATACTCATCAGTTGGATAATGGGTGAGGACTAGGTTCTTTGAGAATGTCCTGGCAGTATGTAGTACAGTCCTCATCTTGTCATTAGCAGGGCCATACTCCATAGGTTGCAGCCTCTCACGATACTCATTCTCATCAAAAGGAATACCCTTCCTCTCTCTCATATGCTTAGCTAGCTGCCTTTCCTGTAGTTCCTGAAGGTAAGACTGATGGCAGATGTTCCACAAGACTGTGGCTGAGTCTACCACTATGGTAGCATTCTCTGGCTTCATACAGGCATCAACGAAGTCTTGAGCAAACTGCTGCCATAGCTCCTTCATACCCTCAACCTTCTTGGGGACTACTATCCGAGTGGTTGGTGTGCCTGTCTGACCAATTAACTTGGCAACTTGGATTGGCTTAGGATAGCCCTTGGATACTATTTGTTCTAGCTCCTCTTTGCTTAGTCTCCAAGCAGCTCTCCTAAATCCGCCAACATCAGTGTCGAAGTGGACTAGCGGCTTTGGGAATGATATAGCCATTGTGGTCTTGCAAGTACCTTCATCACCACAAATAGCACAAATCCCGATATAATCACTCTCCATACTTAAGTACCTCCTAACTTAAGATTTCTCATATCTTCATACATTTGCTGGAGTGTAGGGTATAGGAGTTTGAGAGACCTGTTGCCTTGTTGAAAGCCTTTAGTATCACCGAACCTTATTGCTAATCTAGCTTGGTCTCTTTTAGCAGTGAGGAATGGGATTGTTCTTCTGATAAGATTATGGGCCATTAGTCCGCTTACCCTATAGGTATAGCATATACGCCTTCTATGAGGTCTATTGTCTTGTTGGATAACCTTATTGGTGTATGTATATCCAGCTAGTAAGCACTGCTCCCTAAGATAACTTATCAGGGCTGTAGATGTATTAGAAAATGATACTTCCAAGTTGTACTGAATATTACTGTTTCTGTGGCAATTTCGTCTACTAATTTGGATACAGCCATCACTGTCTAGTACACCTGCTATGTATGCTGCGTCTATGTCCGATATATTATCTAACCCCATTTCTCTTTATCCTCCTCCAACTGCTTATTCTCTACTCCCATAGCAGTTGCTAATGTATTACAGACTAGATTGTAGCGGCAATACTTACACTCCCAGTCATAACAATTCTGGAATGGTATAGGTGGCTTGCCTACCTCCAATGCCTTATCTAGTACAAACTTATGCTCCAGTATCTTCCCTTGCCAGTTTGACTCTATCTCTGCTTTATCAAAATAGAATGTATCACAGTATAGCTGAGGAAATGGAGGTGAGTAACTACCCATCATATAGAGAACAATCAGGTCATACTCATTCGTCTCCATCATATAGCAACCGCCCATCATATAGTCTAGCCAGGTCTTAGGAATATACTCATCTATGTAATGGTTCTTGGCTGACTTCCTCGTAGTCTTGATTTCATTCTGACGAGTGGAGAGAATCATATCGGGTCTGTATATGATACCGTGCTTCTCTATGAGTGGAGCATTAGCATCCTTCGGTGTAAGCACATCTTGCAGTCCGTAACCAAGAGCAAAAAGCATAACCTCTTCATCGTTGGGCTGTGCTGTTTGCTTTTGGTCAAGGAATGACCTAGTCCTACAATATACGAAGCTACTAAGGTGATTAGGTTCTCTGACTTCCTTGATGTGATACAAGTTGGCTAGATGGTCTAACACCTTACGCTTCAGTTCAGGATTATCAACTCGCTTCATGGCTATACCTGGGATGCTGGCTTAGCTCTTATTTGCTTCGCCTTAGACTTCAGCTATGTAGTCCAGCTTACTCCTTTGAGCCTCGCCAGCATCCATAGTAATGAGACAGTCGGCAGCTAGGCTGCCGCCTTGTGGTAAATCTTGGTCTCAGGGTCTAAGGTAAACTCACCAGTCGTTACCAGAGCATTGGCAAAGTTGCCAGGTACTGTAGGTGGCAGGGCAATGGATGTAAGCAGGGCAGCATTAGCCTTGATGATGTCATTAGCCATAGCATCCTTATTGAATTGAGCTAAGGTCTTGCCATCAAGCAATGCCTTGGCCAGTTCATTAGGATTGATTCCTTGTCCGCCAGCAACTCCAACACCTTCGATTGAGTATATTGTCCAGGCTGGAGTTGGTACATCCTGACCTTTCGGATTAGCTGCGTCTGTAGCCCTTCCATCGAAGAGCATAGGTGGCTCAGGCCTACCATCCTCACCATCTGCCAGTACCCAGCCTAGCTTAACCTTCCCGAGAACATCCTTCCAGCTCATTCTATCACTGTCCTTGACAAAGGCAGGATTGGAAGGGTCGAGCTGTTCAGGAGTATACTGACTATCAGCTATCACATTGAAGGATTCTGACAGGACTCCATACCGACTCTTCTTCCTGTTGGACTCTGTTATCTGGAATGTGAAGGTCGGGAAGTGGTAAGGCTCTATAGCCTCAAGGACTTCAATGTCCTTATGGTTGAAGGTGATACGCTGAGAGGTTCTGGCATTTGCTCCCTCACCGTAAGTCTGTGCCTCCTTAGGCATACCATCCAGTATGCTTGTGAACCTTCTTAGAGGACCTACATCGAAGTCGATTAGACCTCTACTACTTGGGATTGCTGATTCTTCTGTCATTACTCTTTATCCTCCTTTTCTAATTCCTTCTTGACTTCCTTGTAAGCCTTAGCTGCATGGACTGGAGTTTCTTGGGTTTGGTCAGTCTCAACATGAACTATAGGCTTACCTTCTTCTCTATCGAATATGAATACTCTCATGGCATTATTTTCTTCTCCTTTCACTATACATTATTTTTACTATTGCTACTGGGACTGTTACGAACACGACCATAAGGGCTGCAATTATCTGTTCTTCAA